ATGCAGCAGGTGATACTGTTGGCCGCAATATTTTCATCACACCAGATGGATACGGTCTACAGACTAACGTATCTGGCGGTAATGTAGAGATTGAGACTGCTGCTGTAAGTGGCACAGGCGTTCGTGGAAAAGTTCAAATCAAAGCTAAAGAGCTTGATATGACTGCTACGAAAATCAGAAACCTTGCTAACGCCACAGATTCTACTGACGCATTAAATAAAGGCCAGCTAGATTCTGCAGTTTCAACGCTCAGTATTGAAATTTCTGGTAAACAAGCAAGCCTTGGCACTGGCACCACAAGCGAATATCTTAGAGGTGATTTAACTTGGCAAGCCGTACCCGCTGCGTTAGTTGCTAAAAAAGAAACTTTTATTCTCTCATCAACCGATTTAAGCAATGGTTATATTGATTGCGCTCATCTATCGGCAGCTGATTCTATGCTTTTAGTCACTGGCGGTATTCCTCACCAAGAGGGAGTTTCAGAAGACTACGTGCTTTCTAATGTTGGCGGCGTGACTAGAATCACTTTTAACGCTGGCCTATTGGCTAAGTTATCCGTAGGCGATAGAGTTTACGTAATGTATCAAAAATAAGGGGAAAAAAAATGCCAGCACCTAAACCGATCGAAGTTCCTGTTGAAGACAAAAGACCAAATGAACCCGGGCCAGTACCAGAAGTTTAAGAGGTAAATTATGACCGTCAGCCTTATAACTCAGCGTGTAATACATGAGACAACAGATATTTCTGTTGCTGTTTCCGACTTCAGAGTTGGGGATTATGCTCTAAGTTATTTGGCTGGCGAGTTCATTTACATCGGAGCAAGTAGCCCCTTTAATAATGTATGGATGGAACTCTCAACCCCTGAAACTGCAAGCGTTGGAATGCCAACTATCGAGGTTTGGTATAACGGATCATGGTCTCCTGTAGTTGATATTATTGACCAAACCGAAGGGCTTACAAAATCAGGAAGAATTTCGTGGTCATTGCATATTGATAGCGGTTGGAATTTAGAACAAAAAAGTGAAACGGTCGGATTGAACACGTTTCAAATATATAATCGCTATTGGCTTAGAATGTCTTGGGCGTCGGCATTTTCTGTTGAGTTAAGTTATATCGGCCAGAAATTTAGTACAGACTCAGTTTTGTCTGCGATGTACCCCGACCTAATGCAGGCAGCTATATTAAACGGATTTAAAGCCGGTAAAATAAATTGGGACGAACAGCACTTTATGGCTTCAGAATCTGTTGTCAAAGAAATCAGAAAAAGAAATCTAGTTTTAGATAGAAATCAAATCTTTGATTGGACAGTTTTCGAAGACGCTTCTAGCCACAAGGTGGCGGAAATTGTTTACCATGCTTTTGGAGCTCCATACCGTGAGCACGTCATGATGGCAAATAAGCGTTACCAAGAAGAACTTAACTCAAGATTTTACGTTGTTGATGTAAATCAAAATGGCCACATTGAACAGGGTGAAATCTACAATAAATCTGGCTGGCTAACACGATGACCAAAATTGCTGAAATATATGATGAAATTATCAACAAGCTATCCACAGAGCTTCCAACGTTTCAGCGTGTACCAAACCCTTACTCATTAGATGAGAATACAGCCATACTTCTGCGCAAAGCTTACGGCCTTGCAATTGGAGCGGGAACTAATACCGAACGTTATGTCGGCTGTATAGCTACATGGGAACGCTCTTATACGATTGGCCTTGTGACACAGGTTATCACAACTGAAAATGACACTTTGGGCCGTGCCTCTGTTGAAAAGGATATTGTGGACGCCCATGGTGCTTTATTGTTAGCATTCGAAGCAGATTCAACTCTTAGCGGCAAGTGCATCAAGGCGGTAATTGCCGATGACGGTGGTATCAACTACATACAAGGGGCTCAGAGTAAGTATCTTGCCCTAGAGATTACGTTGCGTGTAGAATATCAGGAGCAAACTTAAATCTTTTCATAGTTTAGGAGCCAAAAAGATGGCATCAATTCAGACAAGAAATAGCGTTCTCGCTATCAAAAAAGAAACAAGCGAAGGCGTTCCAGCGAAGCCATCCGCTGCAACTGACTATGTAGCGTTGCAAGATGACTTTTCTATGCAAGGCGGTTTTAACTTGCTTGATAACGCTGAATTAAAAGCGTCCATCGGTACTGCTAAAAGCATCATCGGCGGTGAAGCACCTAGCGCAAGTCTTTCACACTACCTTCGAGCATCTGGCGTTGAAGGCCAAGCACCAAACTACAGCCTTCTTTTAGAAGCTTGCCTTGGTGCTACGTCGGTCGCAGCGACTGAGTATGACACAATTGCAGGCTCAACTGCTGCTGCATTAAAAGTTGGTGCCGGTGAAGGCGCTCAATTTGAACGTGGTGAAGCTGTTTTAATTAAAGATGCTGCAAACGGTTACCGTATCCGTTGCGTTGACTCTGTTGCTAGCGATGACCTAACACTTAGCTTTGAAACTCCCGTCGCAACTCCTGCAGCTATTAACCTGGGCAAATGCGTTCTTTATAAGCCAGCTAACGACTCGCACCCGACGCTTACACTCTGGCACTACCTCGGACAAGGCGGCGCTCTTCAGGCGATGGCAGGAAGCCGTGTAACGAGTGCATCGTTTGATATCTCTGCCGGCGAACTTATCAACGCAAGCTACAACCTTGAGGGCGTTGGTTTCTACTTTGACCCTATGGAAGTTGAAGCTGGAGCAAACAAAATTGACTTTGATATTGGCGCTGGAACTATTACGGCAACCGTACCTGTTAAGCTATATAAGACACCTATCGAACTTGCTGACGCTGTTGCAACTTCTATGAGTGCCGCTGCTGGCGTAACTATTACATGTGAATATAGTTCTGCTGACGGAAAATTCACCGTTGCTAAAGCTTCTGGAACTCTTGCCGTAGATTGGCTAACTGGCACTGATTCTATCGGCGCTGTTCTAGGCTTTACGGCTGACGACACTGGAGCACTTAGCTATCAGTCTGACGCAGCTGTTGACTTTAGCTCTCCTCAAAATCCATCGTTCGATAACGCCGACCCATTGGCCGCAAAAGATAATGAAGTGATGATTGGCTTTGCCTCTGAGTTTGCTTGCTTTAAAGCATCTGCCGTTAGCATGACGATTGATACTCCTAAAGCTGATATCCCTTCGGTATGTTCAGCTTCTGGTATTCAAGGCTCTATCGTTCAAAGCCGCTCGGTTACTATTACTGTCTCTGCTTTGCTTGAAAAATATGACGCAAAACAATTTGAGCGTTTCCGCCAAAATGCTGACGTAAAATTCCAATATAGTTTTGGTCAAAAAACAGGTGGTAACTGGACACCGGGTAAGGCAGGATGCCTTTATGTACCAACCGCAACGCTTTCTTCATTCGCTGTATCTGATGCAGATGGCTTGGCTCAACTTGATATTGAGCTAAAAGCTTTTGTAAATTCAAACGGTGACGGTGAAGTTTACGTTGCCTTTGTTTAAGGGCAATTATGAAAACAATTAAAATAGTTCCGACAGTTTGTAAGGGTGATAACGCTACTTGGGAAGGTAGCGTAACGCTCAGAATGCCGACGTTTGATGAAAAATTTGATTACTTAGAAAAGATTCAAATTTCTGTCAATGATGAAGGAACCGTTGAAGGTAGCCAAAACCAAAAGTTAAAATCAATTCGTGAAATGGTGAAGCTATCCAAAGATCACTATCTTGAAGTTGATTTAAAATCAAAAGCAACAAAAGAAGAAGTTAAGTCTTTTGACGAGATGCAATACGTTGACGACCTTCACGGGGCTCTTGTTGAAATTGCTGGCATGATGCTTAATGGTTTTAAATTGGGAAACGGTTGAAGGCCGCTATCAGAATGCAAACAAGGGCCAGTTATAGAGGCTCTTTAATGCAAAATGAAGCGGCACCCTTTATTGCCGAATACTCTCAGCGCAAGAGGCTTGCTAAACTTGGTTATACTTCAAATATATCCGAGCTATGTGCACTTAAAGCTGAGATTTTTGGTATAATCGACGTTGAACTTGATAAATGCCAAGCCGATGACATGAGGTCAAAACATGGCAGAAAATGACGTAACTATCCAAATAAAAGTTGAAGCCAAGGATGCACAGGCGGCAATTGAGCTATTTGGTAAGGAAAGCGTTCGGGTACTACAAAAAACAGAGTCTCAAGCTGATTCATTTTTTAGTTCATTTGCCAAGGCCAAAGGCACATTAGTTGCGGCTATTGGTGCTATTACTGCAGCCTATTACACAATGTCTTCAGCAATTGGACAAGCCGTAGAAGATGCAAAACTTACTCGCCAGATTGAAGCATCACTCAGGGCTACAGATGAAGCAAGCAAGGCAGCGGTCGACGGAGTTTTAGAATTTGCCGATGCACTAAAAGCGGCTACTGGCATTAGTGATGATTTAGTAAAACAAACATTTATTACTGCCAAATCATTTGGTGTCACAACCGATCAAGCCAAAGAACTAACCAAGGCGGCTATTGATTTAGCTGCAGCCACCGGCGTAGATGTTGAAACTGCAGTTAGACAACTTGGCGGTACACTTGATGGCTCGATAGGTAAGATTGGAAATCTTGGTAAAGAATTTAGAAACCTTACCAGTGACCAATTAAAAGCCGGCGACGCAATTGGTCTAGTTAACGAAAAATTTGGAGGAACTGCATCTAAAGAACTTGATACATATCAAGGAAGCATTAACTCTCTCAAAAATGCGTGGGATGATTTTCTAAAAATCATTGGTCGAACTGTTGTAAATTCTGACATAGCAAAAAACGCAATTGCCGGGCTTGCTAGTGTCATAGATTCTTTTAATGTATCTGTAACTAACACTAAAGATACAACTGAAAACCTTGATAAATCTATTGGGGTTTTATATGCGCTCGGCGCAAGTTCTAGCCAAATAGAAAAAGCTGTTAATGCTTCTTTAAAGGCTCAAGAAAGTTTTAACCAATTAGGTTCGTCCATTGGAAAACAGTCCAAGGAAATCGAGCAAGGCTTTGCCGGTATAGTTAATCAGGCGCAGGGTAGTACCAGCGCCATGGCTGATTTTGAGGAAAGGTTATCAAGTTTTCCAGATGCTGTTATTCCTCCGCTTCAAAAAACCGGTAAAGAGCTCGAAGAATTAAAAAATAAGGCAAAAAAACTTGCTGAAGAAGCACAAAAATTTAAAGAAGGTATCTTTGGTGATTTCGGCTCACAAGTAGAAAAAGAAGCTTCAAAAGCTCAGCAAGCTCTTTTAAAAGTACAAGAGTTTGAAAAACAAGGGGCATTGTCGGCTAAAGATGCTTATGATTTGCGCCTTAAAATTGCTCTAGACTTTAACCAAAAGCAAATCGAATCTGCGAAACGTGCCGCTGATGAAGAGAAAAAAACTTATGAAGAAGTATTGGCGTCCGCTAAAGCTGCAAATGACCAAATCCGAGCGGAGTTTGAAAAACAGCAAGTATTTTTAAAATCAGTATTTGAAAATCCTTTTGGAAATCTTGCCGATAAACTTGGTGCGCAGATTGCACGGGCTGTTGAGTTTGCAAAATCTGGCATAGATATTGGTTCACCATTCAAGGAAGGCGAAATAGCTGCCAGTATATCCGGCGGTTTGGCTTTAGCGTTACAGGGTAAGGCCGGGGCTACTAAAGCGATATCTGGTATTGCTGAAACAATTGGCGCTTCATTTGGTATACCGGGCCTCGGTGCGATTACCGAATTGCTTTCACAAGGCCCTGAGGCTACTAAAAAGTTTATTACAGAATTTATCAAATCTATTCCTGATATAATTCAGGCAATTTCTGAATCTATACCTGTAGTCGTTGAAGCGTTAGTTGATACGCTTGTAAACAAAGGCGGGGCTTTAAGGATTGGAATAGCTATTGCAAAAGCAATGGCAGGACAACCTGTATTTGCCAAATTATCAGAAGAAATATTTGGTAAATCTGGTGAAGAACTCGGCAAAGCTGTCACTGATGGCGTGACAGAGTATTCAAGTAGCGCACAGGATGCTTTCACTCAGTTCTTTACTGAGATTGGGCCAGCCTTTGGAAGAACATTTGAAAGCCTTGGTAGAGACCTTGAAAACTCATTCGAAGGGTTCGACGATAGATTCAATAGTGCTATAAATTCTTTTGCCGTCAGCTTTTCTGGCGCTATAACTGATTTTATAAACGCTATAGGCCCTGCCTTTAGTCAATTCTTTAATGATATTGGGCCTGCACTTGAAATAGCATTTGGTGGCCTTATAACTGGAATTGTAGACGGTATTAGCAATGTATTTATGCCAATCGAGAACGCATTGCTTGGGCTGGCTGACATGATTCGGCAGTTTGCAGATTCTATTACACCACAAAATATTGGCGGCAGTGGTGGTGGTAAAGGTGTGATTTCTGAGTTTCTTGGGCTTGCTAAAGGCGGTATTGTATACGCCGCTCAAGGCACTTTAGCTAAAGGAACAGATACCGTCCCGGCGATGTTAACGCCCGGGGAGTTAGTGGTTCCAAGAGATATGGTCAGCGAATTAGGCGCTTATTTATCGGCTCAGCGTGACACTTCTGGAGCTAGCAATACCGCTATGCTTGCGTCTATACTGTCTGAGGTTCAAAAACCTATCGTCGTACAAGCCGAAGCTAAAGTGAATCAATCGGCTTTTGCTGATATAATTTTGCAACTGAACCGACAAAATGCGAGGCTAACGGCATGACGGTAAGCCAACAAAATGCTAGATTTTGTTTTAATAACTGGCTTGACTCTGGAGCGTTCACGTCGACTCCTGCGCAACCCGATTACCCTACGTCTAATCTATATGACCCCATTCGAAGTAAACTATGGAAAGCGTCGCTCACTTTCGAAATACCGGCGACGGCGAATAAGTTTTATATTAATGGGACGACAAAAACGATTACGCCGGGAAGCTATTCAAAATCAGAATTAACTATTGCTATAAATGCTTTAATATCTGGAATTGCCATAATCGCAACAGATGATGCCAATAAATTTTATTTTGATTCTTTAACTGCTTCAGACATTAGTTTAAATATTAGCAACCAAGCCAACGCTATTTGGAATATTTTGGGTTATTTTGGAACAGTGGATAGGTCGGGGCCAATAGTTGAAGCTGATGAGCAAAGAGCCTCAACAGGCGAGTGGTTCAAAATAGACTTAGGTTTACCTCAAATCGCCGATTTTTCTGCAATATTGCCAGAAGCTAACTCAGTTTTTAAAATGAGAACTTCACGCATAAGACTGCAGGGAAATAACTTAGACACATGGGATAACCCTCCTGTCGATATTGATTACGAGGTTAGCGACTTTGGTGCTTTCATTGCTCCTAATGACGCTCAGCCTTGCCGTTTTTGGCGCATATTTATTGATGATAAAAAAAATCCGTCTATTGAAGCTAACGTTTTGTATCTTGGTAGCGCAGTCACTCCTACAAATACAAATATTGCTGTCGGTTTTACACGTCAGCGTGAAGACTTGAGCGCAAGGCTTATTTCTGAATCCGGAGCTCTTTACGTTGACCGCCGACCTAAACAACTTGCAATTTCTGGCATGGGTGTCCAGTTTTTAAAAGATGAAGAGCTAGAGGAAATGGAGCAACTTTTCTATGACCTCGGAGTAGAAAACCCATTTTTCCTCTGCATTGATCCAAGAAAAAATGTCAGCCTAAAGCTCTCGCAAATGACTCACTACCTTTCTGTTACAAGCCCGCTGCAGCTACAGCACGTATTGCGTGGTTATTATAATTTATCGGTCGAAATGAGGGAGGTCATTTAATGAATATAGAACTGTACCCCCGCAACGCTTATTTTATCGTTATTGAGGCAATCAAAAGTAATCTTGGAAAATATTACAACGATACTTGGGGCGACCTCAATATGGTTCATATGAGAGTTTATAACAAGGTTACAGTGCCTTACGAATATAATTTAAGACTCGTTTTATCTAGCTACGAAAACGGAGCACCAATACACAGCTCAGATTGGTTCAAGTTTAGTAACGACGTAACAGGCCAAGTTGGAAACGATTGGCTTGGAGATATTATTTTTACTTTTCCAGAGTACCCGATGACAAATCAATTGGATTACTTTCTAAGTATGGAAACTCAGTTTTATAATCCTGACAGTGTTGAAACTTATTTGGCCGTATGGTGTGATTGGATGCAGCCAGTAGGCATTGAAAACACTGCCGGAGCTAGAGCCGCTATCGGAGTCAAGCGATGACGTTTGAGGCAGAAGCACAAAAATCAGCAAGTGAAAGATTTTTTTTAGTCAAATTAAAAGGGCGTGTCGGCTTAGAGCCAGTGTCTACAGCGACTCCAAACGTTTATAAAGCATATATTTTGCCAAAAAGCATTGATTTTTTAATTGAAGAAATCTACGTAAACGGCGCTTTAATACCTTCGAACAAGTGGTCTTTGGGCGAAGACGAATATGGTAAGTTTATATTAATAGAGTCAGCTACAAATCTTGCAGACTTAGATAACGTAACTTATTTTGAGCACGGTATCTATATGACTGGCGGCGTGGTTCGTTATACAACTTTAGTAGACTCCGGTATTGCTACAGCCTCATGGCTACCTAAGATTAAAAACTACCCTCAATTTTCGCAGTCTATGCGTGACATTGCAGAGGGAGTTTTCAGCCTAAGCAATACTTCAATTGACGTAATATCTACTGATACGTTTTTACAACTTAGTGCTGATAGTTACGCCAATGCCCCGGTTACGGTCTGGGCTTGTATAGACTCTCCAAATACAAACCGTCGAATATTTGACGGCGTCGTTTCCTCTATAAGTTATCAATACGGAGTTTGCACCTTTAACTTAATTGATACATTTAACACTCTTAAAGATTCGGCAGAATTTGGAGATAGGAAAGAAGCCTACAATTATAAAACAAATACTAGAACTCCATACATAAGCCAAGCCGACGAAAACAGTACGGCAACGCTTGTCGTTGGTCGGACTAGCCCATTAATTGTAAGCAATGGAGGCCGCCAGAGCGGAAACTATGGAGATTTTTATAAGTTTTTTCATTTGTCAGACGGACTCAGAGCTATACCGTTAACAGAAAATTTTGAGCAAGCGACGTCAGTTCAATTCTATTTAGGCAGAATGATAGGTAATCAACTTAAAAAACTTACATTCGGAAACATCATCAGGTCGTATCGTCTTTATACAAATGGCGGTTATGCTGATTACGACAAAAACTACACAACGCAGGCTGTCGATTATCACCCTATTATTTTAATGTATTTAGATAATTTTAACGGTGAGATTGGCGACTATATACCTAACCTAACCATTACAGGCTCGGGTGCCGCTACCTATAAAGCATTTTGCTGCCATAACCAGCTATTTACATTTGAAGGTAATCTTTATAACTGCGCATTTGCTCCGGTAGTTTATAGCTATAATACAAATGATTACCGCATTTCCGGCTCAGTTAGCGTTACGCTTCCGGCGGCGAATACGGTTCCCTCAATATCGTTATTCTCTGAGGGTAACGGAGATATCCAATATAAATATGACCGGGTGGACAAGCCTAATCCAGCAAGTGCTGCGACGTTAGCGATGAAGTATAGTGGTAGATATTTGCCGTTTACGGTGTCTATTGCGAATAGCTATACCT